GGTGGTGGCTTGGTTAAGAAATCATCTACGTTCTGGTAGCCCATTGCTTTTATCAATGCGGCCCCTAGATTGTACATATTCTCTGAGGTTACGATGGGGAGTCCACCCTGCATGGCCTGTGATGCAAACTGTAACATCTGGGAAAGGTGGGCCATCTGCTGATCCTTTGAGCCATTACCCAAAGCAACAGATACCGTACAGTCCATTTTATCATCCCACATATCAGGGCGAACAGGAACCCACTCGTTCCTTAGCATTACTACCCGCTCCTTATCTTGGTTCTTTAGCAGGAGTTCGTATATACAATACATTAGTTCTTTAACGCCTGTCTCCGCGAACTGACGGGCGATTAACTCTACCCTTGACTGGGCATTGGTCATCACCGCATTCACCGCTGTGGCCGTTGTATGGCTTGTCAGAGCGTCTGCGTTGATACCTTGCGTGTTCTTATTAACGCCTGTCCTTGCCTCTCTTATCTCATCCAGATAACTGAGCATCTGGAAGGATTCAGGTTGGAGGGGAGGGGTAGCCAGGGGCATGACGGCTTGTGGGGATTTAACTCTTACCACACCGCCCGGTCTTTGCGTTAATAGGTCATCAAGATTCGCTTGCCCCTCTAAGACGGCATACCTTCCAAAGTTCTGGTTATAGGCGTTGTCCATTAGATTACGCATCAGCGTACTCTTAATTAACTGTAAGTCCATAACAAGATCAGCAACCGACAGGCCAAAGAACTTATGTGGTATCTTTAAGGGGGTAATCGAAATAAGCGGGACTTTATCAATCTCATCGTTGGAGAATATATAATCTCCTACTGTACAGACCTTTCTTAATTCCGCGATACCATCATCATCATAATCTGTTCTGATGAAGGATTCATGTAACCAATACTCTCTTAGAGCCTCTTCACCATTCTCGTTTAGCCCTCCACCCCAAGAGGCTGAATTATCAAACTCGTAACGAGCAATTCTTTCCGCATTGTATAACTCTTCGTTATATCCCCCACCTAACTCGCCCACATCAAAGTCATCGTCAGGGTACATCTGCCTTAGTTCTGAAACCGTTTTCTTTACTCTATGACATACGAATCGTGCGTCCTGTATTCCTTTAGCCTCTCTTGAGATAAGGAATTCATCAGGCGGTACGTTCTCAATCTTAATCTTACCGTTGTAACTTGTTCTTTTTATTACAACGTCATGGTATATTCCGTCATCTTCTGTGTATTCTGTATGCTCTATTACTTCTACTTCATCATCAGAGATCAGATATTCAAATTCCACATCCCCAAGACCGCGATACTCTTCTCTCTTCTCCTCTGGGTACTCATCCCACCATACCTTTACTATTCCATTCTTCTGTAAGAGGGCATCATGGAACCATGAGTAAAGGATTTCCCAGCCAGGATTATCTTTGGTAAAGACGTAGTTAACATAGTCAGTAGCCTGCGCTGCCGCAGCAACGTCTTCCGGGCCATGCGGGGAGAACTTTACCATCTCATCACCAGACGCGAATACCCTCATCAAAGAGGGTTTGATCCACTCGACAGTGTCCTGTACAGTGGAGTCAACATATTGACTACGACCTTCTACCTCATTGCCGAATGGTAGGGCATAGTAATACTCTATGGCCTTCTCTCGCTGTATAGATATCTCACCATCATACCCAAGAGAATCTGCAATCTCTTGACGTATTCGTGATACTAATTCTGTTTCGTTATCAGACAATGCCGTAGTTCCTATAGGTTAGATCGCTAGTCCATTCGGGGTCAGAACCCGCAAGAGCGTATCGTTGTGATTGGAAGGCATAGCGTGTTGCGCTCATAAGGTCATCACGCAGGGCTACAACTTTCCCTTCTTTTCTGTGGTACATTCTGAATTCTTCAAACCAATCGTGTAGGGTGGAGAATACTTTAAATTTCTTATTCTCCATAGATTGCAGCATAGCCATAACCCCCTCCTCTATAGAGTTTGAGCCTTTCTTCTCTCCCAATCCAGGGGGATTTGTAAAGTGCTGTAAAAGAAAATTACAGCCAAGGTTTCTATATTGTTCAGCAAGTCCGGGGTTTCCCATGCTATCCCTGCGATTTCCGTCATGTGGGTAGGCTATGGGAATAAAATAGGGTCGTTGCCGTATAACCTCGGAGTGAACTGTTGGACTTGCCTTTGATGCTCTATAACAGTCGTATATATAGAATGTTTCCTCTTCCCTGTCTATAGCACACCATACTACCGCTGTGGGGTGATCCCAACCAAAGTCAATAGCCGCTATACGGGGCCAATGATCCTCAATCTCTATCGGATCACACATCAATTCTTCTTCATTAACGGGGAAGATCAGGCCAGAGCCGATAGATGGTCTACCGTATCTCCTCATCTCCCTTTCGTGTGGGGAGTAGGCAGATAGAATCTGCTCCATCGCGTCCTCAGAGAGATGTCCCTCCTTTCCGTTCTTGGACTTTATTTTCTCAGAGGCGTGATCCCATGTGGCGTTGATTAGGCTCTGCCCCTTCTTTATGTTGTTCAGGAAGGCGGCAACTGTTTCTGTCATACCGTGTTCTGGGGTGAAGGTCATGTAAACCATCCCCCTCCTATCTAGCGTTCGTGTTACGCTCTGGGAGTATAGTTCTCTGGATGGTTCCTCATCCAACCATACAACGTCTACTGAACGACCTTGCCATTTCTCTACGCCCATCTCATAGGCTTTAAAGTGTAAAGAAGAGTTCCCACCGGAAATATGCCGTATGAGGGCTACGGACTTGGCGTTTGGCACTCCGGGTTTGCGTTCCGTCTTTATTATAGTATGTTTAGGAATCGCGCCAGAGCCAAAGGCTTCGGGGTCATCGGGGGAACCCAATAATTCTGCTTGTACAATATCTCTGGTGGTTTCATTCGATACACCACCTGCCCACGCTGTAATGGGGTTTCTAAATCTCCTACCCTTCCACCAGTCAGGGTACAGCCCTGTTAGGTGATAGGCCATCTCTGCGGCCCCACAGTAAGACTTGCCAATGCGGTTTGCCGCCATCAGTAGGCGTTGGTTTGCACCCACACCTGTAGAGTGGAAATCTTCCTGATATGGGTATGGGTCGTAGAAATCTATCTTGTTAAAGCGTTCTCGCTTTTTAAGTTCTCTTGCTATGTCTACCGCTTTTTGTATATCCGCTGGCATAAGCCGCCTTTGCTTGTTTCTGTGCTGATGACTTGCTGGAGTAGCACTTTCCAGACTTACCCCACTTATAACCCTTCTTTCCGTTGGGTAGTTTACATTCTTGGATTGGCATTAGTACCCTAACCAATTCCTTAATGTTTTTAGACTTGTGTTGGTTTTGAAGTGTTTTTTCCTGTACATGGGATTTCCTTGCCTATTATTTCCCAAAAATTCGTAGGCTGTTACCCCTCCGTTTTCATGGTATTCAGGAGATAAACCGTGATCTTCTAGGGCTTCATAAACATAGGTATTGTCTAACTTTTTATTAAGCGGGCCGCCTTGCTGTTTTACTTCTTTTCTAGTTTTACCCTTTCCTTTCCCCCCGCCCCCCAATCCATACCCCAAAAGTGGGTTACCAATAGCGGGGATCGCCTCCAAAATTCCCAACTTAGGCCGGTCATAGGATAGGCTTTCCTTTCTTGTTTTAAATCTAGGCATTAGTTAAGAGGGCCAACAAGGGCTTCCAGTTCTCTCTTTAATTCCTCAGTAGTCTGAGCCTCAACGTGTGACACTTCCTGCTTGATCTTTTCAGTGGGTTTAAGGCCAGCCCTGTCCAGTATATCTTTCACAGCACCAAGGCGTACTGACTCGCTCTCCGCGCCTTCTGAAAGAGATTTCAGTTGTGATAAAGCACCGGGTACGCAGTCTTGTATTAACTTGCGTGTACGCTCCTCTATCTCTTTAGAGAACTGGTTTTTTAACTCGTAACCCCTTTGTTTAGGATGGGAATACCCTGCCAGTTGTGCGGCTTTAGCGGCATTACCATGTAGACAGTATTGGTCTATGAATGTGTTTTGTTTGTCAGTACGCATCTCGCTTATACCTTTCTTGTAACCCTGTCCCAAC